AGAGAATAAGTTGGAAGAAGCTCCTCCTAATATTAAAAAAATAAATGACTTTGAAGTTTATATTATGGAAGGTAAAGGAGTTAAAGGACAACGTATTTGTGGTAAGCAACTTAGAGATGTTCCTGAAGGTTATGTGTGTGTGAGAGGTGCAGGAGATGGGACAGGGCATACAGGCGTTGGTTGGTGCTGGCAGCATGATCCTAAATATCCTGATACAGTTAAATATTGGCAGCTTTTAAATAAAAACTTAAATGTTCCTAAAAATATACAAGAACTCTATGAAAGAGCCGAGGGAATAGGTAAGCATGAGTTTGTTTCTTCTACGAATTTGATGAGAAGAGTAGCAGTTCTTTACTGGAATATACTCGGTAATCCTGAGATGGTAGATGTTGATGGTAATAAGAACCTATCCCGTTTCCAGACACAAGAACTTAGAAGATTAGATGAACTTGCATTGAAAGTTATTGAAAGTGAACGTAGAATGGAAGGCCAGGGAGCACTTAAAGGAGCTGTTATTAATAAACTTCTACAAGAGATATTTAAGATTGTTTTTAATACAGTTGGTAAGGAAAAAGCCAGAATGATAATGAATAGAATTTCTAAGATTACATATAGTCACCACGAAGAAGGAAAGATAAAAGGAGATATAGATAAATTCAATGATAAAATTGCAACGCTAGAGTTGAGTCATAGTGAAAAAGATGAGATTACTATAGAAGAAGATGCAGGTGAGTTATAATGAATAATGAATTTGACCCAAAAGAATATCAATCAGTGCTTAGGAAAGCGAATGAAATGGCTAAGTCTTTCGAGTACAATCAAGCTAAAGGGAAGTTTATATGGGATAAAGAAACGATAGAAGAGTTTAAAGTTCCTGATTTAGAGGAGTTGATTTGTAGTCAATATTTTTTAAATTTAAAAGATATTATCCGGCCAAGAGTAATGGAAGATATTTATGAATTATGGGAGGAACGTAAGAAAAGGCCTATTTACACTGTTTGTTTTGAGGAGGGTATTGGTTCCGGTAAGACAGAGAAAGCTTCAATAATACTTTGGCTACAATGGTTTGAATTAACACTTATGGGATTATCTCCACAAAAGGTATTTCATATGCCACATACTTCTAAAATATCTTTTTTGTGTGCTTCCAGGACAGAAGCTCAGGCTAAAGATGTAGCTTTTTCAACAGTATGGGGGAAGTTTATGTCTGAGTTTAACCAAGATTATTTTCCCCCAAATCCAAGGTATTTTTCTGAAATTCAAATTAGAAGAAACAACACTTGTGTTTACCCAGGTAATTCGAGTGCCTTGTCTATGCAAGGTTACCATTATTTTGGTGGGATTATGGATGAGTGTAATAGTATGGAGTTAACAGAGAGAAGTAAAAAAGCAAAAGGTGAAATGCATTTATATGATGCTGCGGAGGAGTTAGCTTCTGCTATAACCGCTAGAATGACTTCAAGGTATTTTGACAAAGCAGGTATGTTAGTATGTATAAGTTCAAAGAAATTTGATGAGGATTTTTTAGAGAAGAAAGAACAGGAATATGAAATGCTCTGTGAAGAGTCTTGTGTTTATTTTAAAAAAGGGATGTTATATAAGAGTTTTTATTTATCCGATAAACTTCCATTTAGCAGATACAATAAAAATGTGAAGCAACGTTTTAAAGATATGATGGGTGATGGTTATTTTTATATAGATGGGGATACAGGGAAAGAAGTTTCTGAAGAAACAGCTAATATTTATTTTATGCTTATTTCTAAATTAGAAGAATACAAGAAAGTTGTTTTAGAACAATGGGATGTTTCTGATTTAGAATATGAGCGATTAAGGATAGCTAAGAAAGCGAAGGAGAGAAATGAAGAAGTCTAAAGAATTTTACATAGTTTTTTTGGATCAGAGCAGTTACAGCCCTGCTTTAGTGGGCATTGAAGATGGAAGTTTAGGTAATTTTTTAACTATCCTTGAGGATAAGAGAGCAGAGGGTGAGATTTTTAAGGATTCTGAGAAAGCTAAACTTGTGTATAAAAGTTTAGAGGGTATGGAAAGCCCGGTTAAATTTAAAAAAATTACTATACAGGATATGGAATAATTAGGCAGTTAGATATAATGAGGAAATAAAATTGAAATATATAATGGATATAGAGACTACAGGATATGACCCTTCTTTTGATTCAATTATAGAAGTTGGCATTCTTGGTATTAATAGCAATTATGAGATTACAGAAACTTTCCATGAACTTTATGCTTCTAGGAGAAAGATACCCCAGTTTATAACTAATTTAACTGGATTAAAAGAAGAGGATTTGAAAGATAAGAAATTTCTTGAAGACAAGAAGTTAGATATTTGTAATTTTTTAAAAGATTGCACATCTCTTTATTGTTATGGAAATTTAGAAAAGACTTTTTTTACAAAGAAGTATAATTTAAGTTTTGAATTTGTTAATGTTCTTCCGTTGGTTAAAAAAGGTTTTTGTATATCCAGTTATAAATTAAAGGATGTTTGTGAGTATTTGGGTATAGAGATAAAAGGTGTACATAGAGCTGTAGCTGATGCTAAGTTATTATTAGAAGTTGTTAAAATTTTAAAGGTATAATTAGTAAAACAGGAGGTAAATTATGAATAGAAGAAACTTTATGAGGAGGGTATTTGGTTGTAGTATAGTGGGTTTTATTCCTTTTATAAAAAAACCTATGGTTATTAATGCAATGCATTTTAATGTTAAATATTGTCATATGACTTTAGAAGATAAAGTAAGGCACAATCATAATAATGTTGTTAAAATACCAAAGTCTTATTACACAGTTTATTTTAGTACTATAGAAGATTATAAAGTTGTTGCATCTAAATTGCTTATAGACGAGGTGTACGACTTTGATATTATTAAAGGTGGAAAAATGTATGAATTACGTAATTTAATAATAATGGGGAAAAATGAATGGGGTTGGGGTGACAACCCTAAAGTTCCTAGAAAACCTTTTATAGAAGTGAAAGGGTATTATTATGCCTAAAAATGGTACAATAGTTAGAAGATGAATTATGGAAATAATAAAACAACCAAAAAAATTTAGAAGAATATTTTTATTGAACCCTGGCAGGTTTCTGTTGGAGTATTGTAATAAGAGTGGAAGTTCAGATTCTCCTTTTCTTCTTTTTCCTGAGAAACTTGAGAAAGCTTATCTTAAATTTGAAGGTACAAATCCTTTTGATGATGTGGTAATGATGTTTGATAGTACGTGGGAACCACAACATAAAGGTTTATCTAGGTTTATGCATATTGATTTGGCACAGAATAAGTGTGGTGTAGGTATAAGTTCTTGTTATTCACCTGGTTTTGTAGAAGAGAAAATAAAGGACAAAGGGGTAGAGAAGAAACTTTATTTTCCTATAATAAAGTTTGATTTTGTAGGTAGGATAATGGCTAGTAAAGGTGAGGAAATACAACTGCCGGAGGTTGAAGCGTTAATTTATTATTTAAGTGGATTGGGTCTTCATTTTAAACTCATAACATTTGATAGGTTTCAATCTGTGCAAATGAGGCAGAATTTAATTTTAAAAGGATATACGTCTGCTCAGATGTCTGTAGAGAGATGTGCTCATAAAATTATTTTAGGAATTGACGGAATAGAAGAACAGACTACAAAGCAAAATTATTTAGCTGCGTTTGAATCTTTCAAAGTCGCTCTTTATGGAGAACGTATGATTATTCCTTATCATAAAGTTGCGGATTCAGAGATAAGGAAAGCCAAACATGATATGAGAAGAAATAAAATAGAACCCTTGGCTGGGAAAACAATAGACATGTTTCATTCAATAGCGGGTTCTTGTTTTAATTTAATAAATAATATAATTTATGATCCTGCATCTACTCAGACTTTTGATAAATCTCTGGAAGATGATTTCTATACTAAGTATGAGGAGAAGAGTTTGAGACAGAAGAAGGAGGACAAAGATAGTGGTATCAATGAATTTGAAGATTCTTTTTATTATGATGATACTTATTATTCCAGTGAGGTGTAAATGTTAGATGAAGCTAGGATACAAGAGATTTTATATAGGTATCTATTACACAGAAGACCGGCTTCTGGAAATTACCCTTATATTCATGGGAATTGTAAAAACATATTCTCTTGGGAGTGTGATTTCATTGATGTTACGAATTCAGGGTATATAAAAGAATATGAAATTAAAATAAACAAGAGTGATTTTTATAATGATAAGAAAAAACAAATGAAGCATTTTAATTTAAAGAATAGGATAGGAAAGATCCCATCGCAGTTTTGGTATGTAATTTATGGTTTTGAGTTAGACATAGATGAGGTTCCTGAGTATGCGGGGCTTTTAAAAGTTGTTAAAGGGCATAGATATGGTATTGAGGAAGTAAAGAAAGCTCCTAGATTGTCAAAGGAGAAAATTACAGAGGATCAGAAAGCCGCTTTAGTAAGAGCTATCTACTATAGGTATTGGTCAATAAGGTTAAAAAACAGGGGAGGAAAACAACGAAAAGGATATTTATTTTAGTTGTTTATAAGATAAAAATTATTGTAAATAAGGAGTAAATATGGATTTAAAAGAAGTACAAAAAGAACTCTCCAAAAAGAGTCCTTTAGCTCGGTTTTCTTTGACAGAACAAGAGTTGAAAGATATTCTTGCTGAGGCTGTGGATAAAGGGATGTTAGAAGAACGTAAATGGCATACAGATGGTGGTAGATTTGATAATGATAAAAACCTTCCTGCAGACCCTTTTTATTCCGGTCCAATATATCAACATGGGAGTGAACAAGTTTTAGTTCCTTATAATTTTACAGACAAAGAGATAAAAAATGATCCACATTTAAAAGTAATAGAAGATAATGTTGGATTTAGAATTTCTAATACTGGAGAAGGTTTGTTAAGGGGTAATAAATATCTTACACAATCTCAATTATTTTTAATACAGGATGCTGCTTATATAAAAGCACATACTGATCCATTAGGAAAAAGTATTATAAAAAACTTCGTAAATTTTACTATAGGTAGAGGTGCAGATATAGATTGTATTATTCCTGATATAGAGTTAGTGATGAAAACCTTCAGATCACAGAATAGGATGGATAGAAGAGAGAAAGAAATGGTTAAGCATACTTTTATTAACGGAGAATTTTTCAACTGTATTCGTGTTGGTAAAAAAGGCAATTGTCGTATTTATGGCATTCCACCACAAGACATTGTAGATTTTGATTATAGTGAAGATGACTATGAGAATATTTTATCTTTTAAAAAGATAGACGGTGGTGGTTGGGCTATAGGAGATACCGGGAGTTTTCAATTTCCTACTGGTAAAGAGGTGGATGAGTGGATACCTTCTGTTCATTATGATGAATTAACGAATGGTGATTTTGCTATAACTGCCAAACATAAAGGGATCAATGTTAAAGATAAATATATGCATTATATAAAGTATGGGAATTATGATGAGGTTAGAGGTAGATCTTCTTATCAACCAATTCTAAAATCACTTAGGTTTGCAGAGGATTATACTATAGATAGAATGAGATTAAACCATGAGCGTTCCAAGGTTGTTATGATTAAGACAGTTACTGGTGGTACCAGTACTCAAGATAATCCACAGGTAGCTCCTAGAGGTGGTATTATATTGGTTGCAACAAATAATATAAAGTATGAATTTCTCGATTCTCATATAAATGCACAGGATTCGAAAGACGATGGTATGTGGATTCTCTATAATATAGGAGCCGGTATAGTAATGCCTGTTCATATACTTCAACAACGAGCGGACCAGGCAGTTTATGCTTCCTTAAAGAAGATGGACTCTCCTTTTTCGCAAAATGTTATATCTTGGCAAGATTTCTTTGAAGAAAGTTGGAAGGATCTTGATAAATTTGTTATACAACAAAAAGTTAAAGCCGGTGAGTTAGCTAAAGAATACAGGGTTCCTGCTTATGTAGGTTTAGCTTCCGGTAGAAGCTTTGAAGGTGTTGAATTTTTTAGCGAAATAAATTCTAGGTTGCTTGAGATGGTTATTGATGGACAGCCAGAGAAAAAAATTGTGAAAGAAATTTTGAAGCAAATTAAAAAAGCTAAGATGAATAAGACTCTAAAAATGGCAGCTGAAGATGTACCTATTACAAGGACATTCCCTGATACGATTAGAGAGGAGCCATTAGATGTTGCAAAAGTTTTGTTTCTTCATCGTAAGATGAATCTAGTGTCAATTGCAACAGCCAGTAAACGTGCTGGTTATGATTTTAGGACAGAATTGGAAAAAATTATGGCAGAGAAGACAGCTGGATTAGATGTTGGTATGGATAAAGACGATGGAACCGAAAAGAAACCTAGGGAGCCTGATTCAGGAACTGATAAAAGACAAGGAGATTCAAATATAAGAATGTCAGATGATAGTTTATTATTAAAAATATAGGAGAGATATGAAAATAGAGCCATGGATGCTTAGACAAAAACAAAGTTTAGATTTAAAGCAAAAAATTATATTGTCCAAAAAAAAGATACGAGAGTGGTATGATTATTGGAATGGTGATGTTTATGTAGCGTTTA